ATCATTTTAGCACGACGTAGAACGTCATTCCAACCTGGGTGAGATTTTTTTAGTTTGTTTTGCCAATCCCCAACTTCTCCTATTGAAGCACAACCTTGACTCCAATTTTTGTCCCAATCTGGATTATCTTCTCTCCATAGAGTATAATCCTCAATTGTCATGGAAAGTTCTTGTGTTTCTTCTGTCTTTAAATTTTTAACTGGATACAATGGCAAAGTTCAATCCTCTATACATTCTGTTTCAGGTTCACTCTCCTGGTATTGATATTTAGACTCAATCTCCTTCTTTATATTTGATCTAATCTTTTGATAAAAATCTAAAATATCATGATTGTTATTGTGAACAAGTCCACAATCTTTCGCTAGATGAAGCACTTCTTGATTATGCATTAGTCAATCCTCAACGACGGTTGTATACTATCACAATTATATTCTTCACCCGTCCACCCCAATGCTTCAGAAACATTTGGAAAGGCGCAGTAAAAAACTTTTTTCACATTTTTTGCAATCTCCATATGTTCTTTCTGAGTTCCTGATTTTTCACGAAGATTGATGTAATGTATCCAAGACCTGCAAGAACCCGTCATGTAGAGCCTTGTAGGGGTCGCTAAGGGCAGTACAAAGCGAGCACACTCTTTTGCCACACCCTGCTCCAAAAGAAAATTATAAGTATCTTGTGCATCCCTAAACAAATTTTGAATCATTTTGTTCATTACAAATACGTTTTCCTCTTCTAAATCATTAATAGAATTTTGACGATTCTTTAGGTCTTGACGGCGAAGTTCTGGAATAGGAATAGTATCACTTAAAAGATTTGTATCAGCATACCTTTGAGAGAACTCTTGGAATGTGAAACTGCGATGACGCAAAATCTGTGCTGCGATACCACGATTAGTTTCAATCTCCAATGTCATACTAGACTGCTCAAACACTGACCAATGATTATGCTTAATACAATAAGCAAGCAACTTGGAATAGTTCTCTGAATTCTGATTACTTGGATTAGAAACTCGTGCAATAAAGGCCATAGTCTTTTCTGCATCAGGTGTTATACTAATTAATTTTACTTGATCACTCATAATTTTAGGTAATAAAAAATCCCTAACCTTATTATAGATCAGGGAAAGAAATTTGTCAAGTACTGTTTAGTTAGTATATCCTTCACGCATCAAATAACCACGAATAATATTACGAGATTCTTTTTTTACTGGAACTTTTGTACCTAAAGGTAATTCTGGTTTTGTTGCAGGAGGTCCAACTGGACCTACGCCACCAGATTTACTTAATAATGACGGTGCTCCTGTTGGTTTCAATGGATTTTTACTCATATCTCTGGGAGTAAATGATTTCATAGATGCAGCAACATCTGCTTTATTGGGAATTGCTGGTGTTGGTCCAGTTGTTGGTTGACTTCTTGCAACTCCTGCCTTAACTGCTGCTTCTTCTGCATCTGGTTTAGATTTACCTGATGCTAATGCATTTGCTCTTGCTGCTTGTGCTGCTCTTAATTCTGCTCCAGTTGCTGCTCTTCTTTCAAATTTAGTTCCCCCAGCAGTTGTTCCTACAGGTATTGTTGGTTCAGATTTTGTGGGTGTTGTGGGTGATGCTTTAGGTTTTGTAGAAGTTTGTGTTGGACTTGGAAGAACAGTTGCTGTTTGTGTTGGACGTGGAGCAACAGGCGCTGATCCTGTTACTGGTGCTGCTGGTGCTGCTGGTGCTGCTGGTGCTGGTGTTCCTGGGACAGCACTTGCTCGTGTTACAGCAGCAACATCTGCTTTATCTTTGGCAATTTGAGCAGATCCTCTCTGCTGAACATATCTATCAGTATCTGCATTAGTTACATTACCAGCAACAAATTCTTTTGTTTTAGGATCAATTCTTCCAAAAACTCCTCCAGAAGTTGCAACTTTTCCCTTAGTTGCAGATTCCCTCTCTGCTTTTTCTTTAGGAGATTCGAATGCACCCATAGGATCCCACCATGCTTTCTCATCTAATTGATCAGAATAGATAGAACTATATGCTTCTGTTAATTTTTTGATAGAGTTACTCATGAATACTGTCTTTTACCTAATATTTATTAAAAAAGTCTCTTAGGTCCTGGTGCTTTTGGATCTAATTTAGGTCCAACTTTTTTCTCACCTGCTACAGATCCATATTCAACTGGAACAATCTGTCCTCCCAGTTTAGCGGCACCTACTCGGAATGGTTTATCTTCTAGTTTTTTACTTCCAATTCGATCTCGCCTATATGCCATTATCTTTTCAGCTTTAGGATCGTTATAGGTATACCCTTTCTTATTTTTTCCTGTTGCTAAAAATTTATCATATCCAGATTCTGGATCAGTATCTATTCTTTTTTGAATTCTATACGGTCCAGCATCTCTTTTTCCCATTGGAGCAGAGGATCCATCAATACCCAAAGTACCAGAAAATACTGGAGTTGCTGCAAACACAGCAAAATCTTTAAGTTTTTGTGTTGTATCTCTAGTATTGGGGTTTTTAATTTTACTAATAGCAGCATCAGCAGCCAGATCTGCTGCAGTATATGCGCCAATTTTAAGACCATAAGTACCAGCACCTTTAGCAAGTTTTGCTAATCGGTTTGATGGTTTTACCTGTCCAGGTCTTGATACTGGTTGTCCAGAAATAGTAGCATTTGGACCACCAGCACGAGTACCTGCAGTTGCTTTTGTTGGAATTTGTGGTGCAGTTTTAGCTGGTTGTACTGGAGGTTTTTGACTAGACTTTTGAGCATCCGCAATTGCTTTTCTTAATCTTTCTTGCTCAGCAGGATCTGTTGCCCCAGCAAGTTTTCTTTTGAATTGAACAATTTTGTTGGCGACTTCATCCGCCTCGTTTAAAAACTCCTTAAAAGATTTCATTCTAATTTTTTGTCTTCTTCTGTATAATATTTATCGAGAAGTTTGCTTACAACCTTCTCATTTCCATCCATAACACGCACCTCGTAAATTGGAGATCGCATATACTTTCTAACTTTTTTATACTGTTTTTTAATTACTGAAATATGATCAGCATTCAACTCAAGTTTTAGTTCAGCGTTTTCTTTTTGCTGGTTTGGGATGATCTCCATAAGTTCTTGAATTTGATCTTCCTTTTGTCCATTTAAAGGACTTGATTCCACTTCCAATTCTATCATAGTAACTATCAAAAATGTTTACTTGTTTATTTGATCTCACAATATCATAACAAAGATTACCATCAAATTCATAAGTAACAATGTATGAATCTGTGGGAAGAGATCTATCTTCTGCCTGAAGAGGATCACAATTTTCTAATAAAATTATGACCCCATTCTTTTTAATTTCTTCTTTATCTAATTCCGTCCACATTAATTTAGTCGGGAGATCTGTTGACCCCCCAGACAATGGTAGGGAAGGCTTCTGCAACAACGTTTTGGGTGATTCTGTATTTTTTTCCAAGTTCTTTATCCTTTACTAAACATAAAAGTTCTGCTTCTGATTCATGTAAACCTTCAAGCATTTGAATAAACATGAATTCTTTTTTTGTCATAGAGAGATCATAATTTCCACCATCTACAAAATTATGAAACATGCGATCTTGTTGCTCCAGACGAGTATGTTCTGTTCCTGCAGGAGCATCATTCTTAGTATAAGGAACTTCTCCTGGCGGAATAGCACTCTTAATTTGAGAATCAAAATTCCAAATTAAAAGTTTCTTAAGTGCAGGAGTTGCGTGATTTTTGAGAATCTGTGCTTTCTCCTGTTTTGTTTTTGCGTTATGTACTTTCTGTAAAATTTCAGAAATCAACGGGTTCTTTGGTAAATTATTCATGTCAGTTTAAATAAAAAAATTAATTTTCTTCTAGGGGTTCTGGATATTCTTCGGAATAATTGTCAAAATTGTAAGCAATTAATCCTTCTGTTAATAGGTTTCCTTCCTCATCATACATCTCTGGATGCATGGATAATTTAGAATCAATACGTTTCTTAATATAATCCCTAAGTACCCAGACAGATAGTGCTCCAATCATAAAAAATAAAAGACAAAACAAAACACTAAATGTAAGTATGATGATTGTGATTTCCATAAGTTTCTCCTATACTTGTGGTTTCCTTATGTCAAAGGAAAATTTAAAATGAATGATAACTTCTCGTTTAAAGAATAATATCAATTTTTCAAATTCCAATGATATAATATTCACTTTTGGCGATGGGTTTTTTCTCCGACTAAGTATAAGTTCTATACCTTTATTTAGTTGCAGTTTTTCTTTTTTTATATGGTCTTCGTTTTTTCTTTGCCTGTTCATATCGTTTTCCATTTTCAAGTAATCCTTCAAGATATTCTCTCATTTTTCGAACTTCTGGTTTTGTATAATCGGGATATGCTTCTCTTAGAAATTGATCCCCACCTTTTAAAAAATCAGAAAATTCTTCAATTTGAAATTTTATTGTAGAAATAAATGAACTTGAATTAAACTCTTCAATATCTTTTTTAGAAATATTTTCTGAAGAAAGATACTTATAAAAATCAAAAGTAAATTTTCGATTAATAATGACATCATCAATCACTTGATTGAGAATGTGAATAATCTCGTTGCATGTTGGCATTAGATTACTTTTTGTTCTCGCAACCATTGAATCGTCTCCGTGCAACCACCTAAGGTTTGTTCATTGTAAATAACACGAGGAAATGTGGATCCCTCGCCAAACTCATTATAGAACTCTTCTCGGGTAAAGTCAACCCCCAATTTGTAAATCACATGATTCTGTTCGGTCATTTGCAAGACCTGAGCAATCTTGTCGCAGTATGGGCAACCATCCTTAGAATAAATTGCAAAATTTCCCATTAAATTCCTCTTTCTATAACTTGTAAACGATGTGTTTGTGATTGAAATGCAGTGATTAAAAATTCACATGCTAATTGTGGATTAGTATGATCTCCACATGTGAATACATCAACTGCTGCATAGTTCTTTTCAGGCCATGTGTGAATAC